CTTTGCATCGTCTTGGGCTCTAGCGCACTCACTGCTAGACATGAACTGACCTAGCTCATAGTGCGTTACATTGTTGTTGATTATCTGAAACCAAACCAGAACCCACATCACCACTTCTCCCAGTATCGGCCAAGAAAATATATAAGTGCGCCGATACCACCAAGAGCAAGCAGGCCGCTCACAGCCAAAGTTATGGCTTCCATCATCTCTTCACGCTCTTTTTCTTTTTGTTTCTGCGCTGCTTTGCGGGCCCTACGCGCTTCGGCCTGCCAAGAAATCCAGCGGTCCCAAGTGCCCGGAGGTCCGTACAATCTGCACCAAGACTCCAGTTCACGCCGCTTTTCTTTAATGTCTTCAAGGGCTTGGAACTCTTCCCAATCACCCTCGGCCCCACCTGTTATAGCGGTAAGGGGGTTTTTCTTCTTACGTTCTACTGCGTCTTTCAGATCGGCCTCGGCATTGAGGAACTTTCCAACGTGTCCAACCATGCCTTTGACCTCGCGGCCATTCGCCAAGCACTGCTTGATAACACCATACGCGGCGTTCGCCGCCATGATGGTTTCGAGGACAGCCATTGGCTATCCCCCTTGTTGCATCTTATCGCGCTGAACTTGGATACGTTCACGATTCACATCGCTACGCTCGTCAGCAATCTGCTCCTGCAGTTCCAGTCTAGCTGAGTCGGATGCCGCTTGTTGCTGCATCTTCATCTGGTCAAGCTGTAGTTTAGCTTGGTCCATCTGAGATTTCTGCTCCGCTTCCATCTGCTTGATCGACAGTTCTTGCATGCGGATCGTAACCAGCGGATCCTCTTCAGAAGCACCCTCGCCTTTGTATGTCAGCATTGGCATAACTTCAGCTAGAAGCTGTGTCTCAACCTGTGCAACGCGGGCCTCGATCTGATCAGGGTCCATCGGTGGTTGCTGCTGTCCCTGCATCTGCATCTGTTGCATCTGCTGTTGAGCGATCTCAGGGCGTATAGCGCCTGTCTGAGCAAGGACCTGCATCTGAGCCATACCAGCTTCCATCTGCTGCTGTTGCTGCATCTGAGCCTGCTCAACTTCTTGCTGAACCATGGTCCGAGCCTTCATGTTGACGTGCTGCAATACGTGACTGAACAAAGCCGCTAGAACAGGCGGTGTCTGCTGCAAGATGCCCAACTCAAGTAGCGAAACGTGCGCATTTATGTGCGCATCGTGGTCCTGCTGCGGGAACGCCTGCGGAGTCATGCCGCCAAGCATGGCTGCATTCTCAGAAGCTGGGTCCTGTGGCTGCGGCTGTGGTTCCGGTGGCAAGATCTCGTCGATGTTTTGCACCTCTAATGCCTGATACATCCGACGATACGCGGCATGCAGGTTATGCATCTGAGGGTTAGACTGAGCCAACTGAAGTTGAGTCTGGGCCAATGTAACGCGCTGCGACATCGAGAAGATGTTCGGGTCAGAGACTGGGAGAACGTCTACCCGAGCATCAAAGTCTTCGCCCTTAACCTGTGCCGGAGCACCAGCAACCTCGTATGGATACATAGGTGGCAAGTTTTCTGCGAAGATACGAGCAAGCAAACGGAACTCCGTCTTCTGCGCGTAGTGCAACCGTTTGTGGATCGCAGACATGACCTTCATGCCCCGCTCCAACATAGCAACCGTAGTGCCGACAGGAGTATCATTACCCATGTCCGCCATCTGTTGGTCAGCCAAAGCAACGAACCTACGTCCGTCGTTCACCAACCCGCCAAGCATTGACGCAAGGGCCGCGGACGGCTCTTTGTATGGCAGCGGTACGATAGCGTCTCTAATGCTTCCACCTGGCGCGTCGATGTCTCTCCACTCTCCGGGCTGTAGTGGCTCATCAGAGTTGCGTACACGCACTCCACGGGCCTTAAATCCAGCAGGGAGGTTGGACAGAGTACCAGCGTCGATCAACTGGCGAAGCAGGCTTGTAGCCGCGCGGCCAAGTCCACCAATCATGTGGATCAAACCAAAGCCGTAGAAGCCTAGGCCCGGCATAAACTTATAGTGAACGAAGTACTGACGCTTGCGCTTCAGGATATCGTCCTCATCGTAGTTGCGGCGAATAGCCAAAACCTGACCAGAGGAATGATCCAGAGTAACAATGTACGGCAGGTTGATGCCCGTAGGATCGCCCGTTGCCGGATCAATGTCCTCAAAACCCTCGATATCCAGTGCAGCGTGGAACTCCAGAACAGTCAGCACATCTTCGCTGTAGTTCTTGGACAAGCCTTCAAGCTCATTAACCTTCTGACGAACAGGGTTCTCTTCCACATCGTCTGACCCAGACAGGTCTACGTCGCGGTAAACCCCAGCATACTGCATCTTGGCAACTTCGTTGACGTCCATGCGTAGAACATGCGTAACACGACTAGCAGTCTGCAAATCACTGGCTGAATAAGGTACAACCAAATCCTGCGCAGGGATAAACTTAGATACCGCCCGCTGTCTCGTTGGATCGAAGTACACTTTCTTGAACGTAGAACCAGACAACGGTAAATAGAACAACATCTGATCCATGTCCGGATCGTATTCTTCCATAACTTCCATAAGCTGGTAGTTCATAAAGTCCTTGACACGAGTAGCCTGCTCCTCGCGGGCCGCGTCTTTCAAACCCAGGACCGCGGTGCGAACTGGACCACCCGATGGCAGTAGCTCTTTGTACGCTTGGGCTTGGAACTGGGTCACACTCTCCGCAACAAGCGGGTGCGTAATGCCAGAAGCGCCTTCAAACGGTGTAGAACGGTCCTCGGTCTTTAGGCCAAGCAGGTCTAACCCGTTGACGTAAGCCGTTTCCCACTCAGAGCGGGACTCGAGGTCCTCCTCGTACATACTGCGTAGCTCACTAGAGAGCTCTCCCAGTGTATCGTCTTCCAAGAACTCAGCCAAGTTGGCGTCAAACGGAATCAAATCCGCTTGGTCCATCTCTTCAGCCATGCCCATAGCCTGAACAATCGCTCCGCCCTGACCGTCGTCAATGACTTCTGCTCCGCCTTCGAACATTTCAGGGGAAGGAACATCCATCTCTAGTTCTGGAAGGCCTGCGGTGTCGTCAAGGTCTAGCCCCGATGCGACCATGTTTGGTGGTAATGCCATTAGAAAGTTCCTTTGAACGCAGGTAGTACATTCGAACGGCCACCGCCGTTTACCGTTCTGCCACTTTTCTTCTGGGCAGCTTGGTATTTCTTATCCGCTTTCTTCGCTCTGCGATTTAACACAACCGCGGTCAGGGCTCGAATAGGGGTGGTCCCACCTTGGTCTACGATTGACCGATCAGTCTTGCGGGTTCTAGGTCTGTCTGCCATCAGTAGTACTCCCGTTTCTTAGGTCGCCATTCTAGTTCTTCTTCCTCTTCGCCCTTCAGAGAGATAAACCCTCCCTGTCTAAAGCGCATGAGTGCTAAAGTCATACTATCACAGAAGTCATCGTTTTCGCCATTAGGAAATGAAACTACTTCCTCGATGACCTCATCCGCAAATTTCTCGTGCATCGGTGCCCACACCATACCCGCTTCAAACAAAGGGGCAACCATGTGCATGCGGCTGACCTTATCAGTTCCTTTGCCCGGTGAGAAGCCCAATGCAGGTATACCTCGGAGACGTAGTTCGTCAATGAGCGGAGTACCCGTGGCTTTTGCCTCCACCAGAACCATGTCCGGCTCCCAATACTCGTGTTCCTCGTACGCAACCTCTTTGAGTTCAGGGAAATTCCACCGCCCTCGCCTCGCGTCCAATAGAACAACGTGGTCCGCTCCACCCTCCTCGGGCTTAAATATCCCCCACGTCGTAATCGCAGAGTAGTCGGCACTCTGCTTTTTAGAAAACGCCGTGTCATACGATTGAACAATGTAGCTCAAAGGCGGGATCTTCTCCTTGTCCCAGTCCAACCACCACTCACGTTTGATGATCGCGGACTCAGAAGACGTCGGTGTCTGCTGCCACTGCGCGTTCCACTTACCAACAGGCAAGGACGCTTTGATCGACAGAAGCGCGTCTTTTTCCCAGAACTCAGGCCATAACGGCTTGTCACTCGGCAGGATCGCAGGAAACTCCACAACCTCCCACTGATCAGACATCACATCTTGGCCCTGCGCAGCCAACAAACGGCCTGTCAAGTCCTTCTTGCCCCAACGGGTCATGACCAAAATGATCGAACCACCCGGCTGAAGACGCTGACGAGGGCCAGAAGTGTACCACTCGTAGGCATTATCAAAAGCATTCTCGCTTAACGCATCTTGTTCCGAGTGAGGGTCGTCAATGATAAGCAAGTCCGCACCACGGCCAGTAATCGCAGCCCCAACACCCGCAGCAAAGTACTCCGCACCCGCTGTAGTGCCCCACTTACCCGCACCTTTGTTGTCTTCCTTGAGATTCGTTTCAGGGAAAATCTCTTTGTACGCTGGGTCATCAATTAAATCCCTTACCTTACGGCCAAATCGTACCGCCAACTCAGTGTTGTGCGTGGCCTGAATAATCTTGAGCTTCGGATTGCGGCCCAAAAACCACGCTGGCATCAAGAAACTTGCAAATTCTGACTTCGAGTGCCGAGGAGGCATGTTGATGATCAACCGCTTGATCTCTCCTCGTGCAACACGCTCAAGTTTTTCAGCAATAACGCGGTGATGCTGGCCCTCAATGAAGTTCTCATAGACGTGGTGGGCAAACGGCATGAACTTTTCGGTCGCTTCTTCTCGCAACTCAAGCCGTTTCTTGGCCTCGGTCAAGGCCAAGATTTCTTTTAATGCTTCCTCAGGGAGAGCTTCTAGATTCATCAGCTACTTCTAAATGGTAAAGACGCTAGGCCTTGTTGTGCAACTGTAATTGGTTGCACCGTAGGTGTTGGTACAGTGAAAGGAGCCTGTTGTACAGGGTTTAATGTCGGTAAAGACATCGGACTAACACTCGAATACTGCGATAACGCCTGCGGGCTGAAGGGCTGTGCAACAGGTTGATCAGGAAACGGGGTAGAATCAAACGAAGAAATCACGCAGATCTTAGCCACAGGATCCATGGTGTAACCTTCTGGGCACGGATCCGCCATTCCGAGCACATCGGTAACCATTCCCGCAATCTCGCCGCCAGCCGGAACAGTATAGTTCTGGCCACTCGAAGCGTCACGTAACGAACCCTCCATCGCCTGTTTTTGCTCCGCGCTCATCGCCTTCGCTTCAACAGAATCCGCGCTAACAGTGTCATACGTCAACCCGAGACGATTCACGGAGTATGTACTGCCGTCAGACCGCTGATAAATACTCTTGCCTTCAACCTCGCCTACGATCGGGTCACCCGCGCGAGATCCACTCAGAGCGTTAAACCCGCGGCCAAAAATACCGAGTGCGCCAGAGGTGTCAGGTTGGTAGCTATAAAGCTCCTCGGGTTGGGTGTCGTACAACTGCCCACCGATATACTCTTTCCCGTCTTTAGGGGTCATACGGTTCATAAAACTCTCATACGAAGAGTTTTTCTGAGATCTGGCCGCGGCGTTAGTTGCCGGAGTTCTTTGATTCACAGGGCCGAACCGAGCGTCGTCAATGGCCAAGCTGGCCTTTGAACGAGCCTGCAAGTCCTTTAGGGCCGCTTCACGTCGAGATTGAGCCGCCGCCTCTACCTTCTGTATCCGTTGAGCTTCCGCGTCTCGTGCAAGCCGCTGCGTTTCAGCTTCCGCCGCTTCCGCTGCCGCGCTCACAGCCGCTGCCCTTCGGAGCCGTTCCTGCTCCGCCGACGCCTTTTTCGCTCTCGCAGCCGCGTCTTGGTCAGCCGCCCTTTTTACTAGCGCCGCTGTATTAGCTTGAGCCTCCGGAGATTTCTGTACCGCCACCGTAGCGGCGAAGTTAGCAGGGCGAGCCTTCGGACGTACCGCGCCGCTACTGCTGCTGGTACTCTGACCACCCACGTATGTATTACCGTCGTTCGGCGTTCTTACGTTATCGACAGACTGAGAAAAGCTGTTCCCGCCCCCAAAAGTATTTGACCAAAAACCCATGACATCGTCCCTTTAAACTGTTGACACAACATAACCGATACCAAGACGAAAATAAAGTGCCATCATCTCGAACGCAAACTAGCCAGACCCTCAAACCGAGACAACGCATCTCCACCACTGCCGCGCTGAACCGTAGCCGACGACTTAACAGGAGAAACCTTCGGACGATCAAACGCCTGACCAAGAGCCGATAACCCCGTCATAACAGCCTTGGTACGATCCCGACCCGCAGCCTCCTCGCCACCATCCGACTCCAACAACAAACGTAACGCAGCCTCAACACCACCCTCCGTCTCAGGACGACCCGCCTCGGGCAAAGATCCAAGACCCTCGCCACTCGATCCAAGAATCTTGGACACATAGTTCTGAGTCTCCTCAAAGTTCGGAACTCCACCAGCCTTGTCAACCGCGCCAGCTCCCGCATTATATGCAGACAAAGCCAAACTATAATCCCCGTCGTACTTATCAAGCATCGCTCGCATGTACTCAGCAGCAAAACGAAGGTTCTCCTCCGGATCCTCGATCAAATCAGCAGGCAACGGCGTAACACCATAACCTGGATCCCTAGCCGTAGCAGGCAT